GGCGGTGCAGGAAGGGGTCTTGACACCGGGGCTTTGAATACCCTCGCAGGGTTTGGGGCGGGAAACGACGGGTCCCGTAACACCGTAGTGGGCGCCCTGGCTGGAAACATAATGGCTGCGGCATCCGTCGATAACACCGTGGTTGGTTCTTTGGCTGGTGCGAACGTCACCACGGGAATCCAAAATACCATCCTCGGTGGCGGCGCGGGAAGGGGTCTTAACACCGGGGGTTTGAATACGTTCGTTGGTTTTGGAGCAGGAAATGGGGGGTCTCGTAACACGGTGGTCGGAAGTCTCGCGGGAAATTCTTTAGGTACATCGTCGACTGATAACACCATCGTGGGTACATATTCGGGGGAGAAATGTACAGGCAGTGCCGTGCAAAACACCATCATGGGGTTCTCTGCTGGTAACACTCTCACGATCGGAGTTCAGAATACTATCCTCGGGACGCGCGCCGGTTCTGGGCTAATCGCAGGGGGGTTGAACACGTATGTGGGTTATCTATCGGGGAACAATGGTGCTAGAAACACGGTGGTCGGGAGTTTATCGGGAGGTATGATGACATCTATTGCAGGAAACAACTCCATAATGGGGAGTTTTGCGGGCCCGGCTCTCACAGATGGAATTAGAAATACACTCCTAGGAAGTAGAACGGGAGTTCTGTTGGACACGGGGGTCCTTAATACGTACGTAGGGTTTGGTTCTGGAGGAAATGGGAGTCTTAACACCGCGGTGGGGAGTTACGCAGGAAATTCTATGACAACGGGAAGTAACAACACTGTTATTGGGGTGTCCGCGGGAAACACGATCACGACTGGACGGCAAAATACAATTCTAGGTGGTAGCGCGGGAGATGGTCTTATTACTGGGAATCTCAACACATTCGCTGGTTTCGCAGCGGGGAATAGCGGAACTCGCAACACGGTTGTCGGGGCCCTTGCGGGAAATTCGATGGGATCGGCGTCTTCTGATAATACCGTGGTGGGGGTGTCCTCCGGGAATACAATCACATCTGGGACCAGGAATACGGTGATAGGAGCTAGTGCAGGAGATGGGTTGAATGTTGGTGAACTTAACACATTCGCAGGGTTCGGTGCTGGGAGGAATGGTCAACGCAACACAGTAGTCGGGGCCCTCGCAGGAAATTCTATGCAGATTGCCGCGACTGATAATACCGTAGTCGGAGTTTCGGCGGGTAATACACTCACGACGGGAACTAGGAATACACTCCTCGGTGCCGAGGTGGGAGATGGGCTGCAGCAGGGAAACCTCAACACGTTCATAGGGTTTGCTGCCGGGAAAAACGGGTTCAACAATACCGCCGTGGGCGCTCTCTCAGGGAATTCTATGACATCTACATCGTTCGATAACACTCTAATAGGTATTTTCGCGGGAGAAAAAATAACGATCGGTGATCAAAATACTGTCATGGGGGCTTACGCTGGTAACACAATCGTCAACGGTGTGCAGAACACCATCCTCGGCGCGCGTGCAGGGTTTGGGGTCCTTGCAGGAGGGTTGAACACATACGTAGGTTTTAATTCAGGAAATAACGGTGCCCGCAACACGGTTGTTGGGAGTCTCTCGGCAGGTATGATGACATCTGCAGCGGTTAATAACACCATCGTCGGAAGCACCGCGGGGAATGCCCTCTCAACCGGTCAACAAAACACACTCGTGGGGTCTTTGGCAGGTAACACACTCACGACGGGGTCGAGAAATACTCTTCTCGGAGGGGGTGCCGGTGATGGTCTCGTAGATGGGGGCCTGAATACGTTCATTGGTTTTGGCTCCGGGAAAGATGGGAGCCGTAATACGATTGTCGGGGCTCTTGCGGCCAACTCGACGACCAGTGGTGCGGAAGACAATACCGTGATTGGGTATGCTGCTGGAGACAGATTAGCCAATGGGACTGAAAATACTTTATTAGGAAGCTACGCTGGAAATATTTCGGGGTCTGGGTATCAGAACACAGCCCTCGGTAGTCGTGCCGGATCTAAGCTCACCAATGGTTTCCTGTGTACGTACGTGGGGTATGGTTCTGGAGGAAACGGAGAACGCAATACCGCGATAGGGGCTCTTGCGGCAAATCTCACGGCAGCAGCCACGGATAACACGATAGCCGGGGTTTATGCGGGTAGCACGCTCACGAATGGTGCTAAGAATACCTTACTCGGAGGAAACACGGGGACTGGTCTTACCATTGGCGATTTGAACACATACATAGGTTATGATACAGGAAGTCAGGGGTATTCAAACACATTCATTGGAACTGGGGTAGGGACAAGAACTATGGGCGGTGCGGTGGAAAACACCGTGGTTGGGAGTTATGCCGGGAATTCTCTCACGATCGGGACTAAGAATACCATTCTCGGGGGGAGTGCGGGAGAAGGGTTAGATAACGGAGACTTTAATACATATATCGGATACGGCAGTGGGAAGAGAGGAGATTATAACACGGTTATCGGTTCTCGGGCGGGGATTTCTACGGATGCTAGCTCAAGAAATAACACCCTGTTGGGAAGTGGGTCAGGCAGCAGTCTTTCAACAGGAACATACAATACCTTGGTTGGTTCGGATTCTGGGGCCGGGATAACGTCTGGGGGTGATAACGTAATCATAGGAAGTTACGCAGGCGCATCTATAAATACAGGGGCGAAAAACATAATGATTGGCTATGAATCAGGAGTTAATACGACAGCCGGTGATAATAACATTTGTATTGGCGAGAAATCCGGTGCTGAGGGGTTCAGAAACCTTTGTATCGGGTATGGGACGGGAAGGACTATGGTGGGAGATGATAACGTTTATATTGGTGCAGAATTAGGAGTAGATGACACCGGGAGTAACAATCTGTTAGTGGGGAGACTGCTCGACGCTCTCGGAGTTAATAATTCTACATATATAGGCGAAAATGTGACAACGGGGGATAGCATAGGATTACTGTCTACCGCTGAATATAACACAGCCGTGGGAAGAGATATACAAATGGGTCCTACCGGCACGGCAGGAAATGTTACTATGACAAATAACATCGTGGTTGGTTCCGACATTGAAATGCGTCCAGCTGGTACTGGTACTGGTCCGGCTGATGCATCCAACATTATGGTATTTGGACATCAATTAAAAGTCAACAGAAACAGAGATGCGTGTATGTTTGGTAGGAAATCTACGCTTATTAACAAAGGCAATGTAGTTACCATGTGCAACTCCAATAATTTCGTAACTTTAGAAGCGAATGGAGATTTCACCGTCCCTGGCAACGCATTCAAACCGGGCGGTGGGTCTTGGACACCATCCGATAGAAGATTGAAAAGCAATATACACATCGCCAATACGATTTTGTGTGAAAATATAGTGCGAAAACTCGACTTGAAGAGATTTACGTGGAACGATGACTTCAGTCCAATGACAATAGATAGAACTCAGCTCGGTTTCATCGCACAGGAAGTGGAGGAATTACTTCCCAAGTCGGTCATGACAAAAGAAGCAGATGGTCTGAAAGACAGAAAATACATAGATACAACACAAATCACGATGTTTATGTTTGGTGCTTTAAAGAGATGTATGGGGAGGATTGACGAATTAGAAGCAATTTTGGCTCGTAATAATTTACAATAAAAATTCAATAAAAATTTATTTATTTATGTCATATGAGTGCATACACCCCTACAAAGAAAGCAGTGCCGTCTTGGATGAGGATGAATGACACTAATGCTAAACATTGGATGAACTCGTTCGACGTTGATATGGAAATAACTGGGAGGGATAAGAGCTTTACTCAAAAAAATATAGATGACGGTCTAGATGAGCATGATATCAACAAACTTCAGCGCGTTTGTTATAGCGATACTGATTGGAAATTGTTTGGTATTCAGAAGACATCTCGTGCTTGTGATTTGGGTGCAATGAAATATCCAGAGTACCACATTAGGCATACCCCGTGTCAGGATTATTTAACAAGACTTATAAAAGCTGGCGTTCCAAATAAATACTGGCCAAATCTTGAGGGCTGCAACATGTACAGTCCTGTAAGTAAAAAAATATATCCCGAATATGAAAAATGTTTGAAGCCAGATGCGGTAGATAACACAGATTGTATGAGGCAATGCTATGCATACCCCAACCAGGTAGGATGCGAAACTATAGTTGCGGGTCTTAGTGCAGAAGAACGTGTATCCAGAATTCGGGCACTGGGGGCTGGACCCAAACCCGGGGTTTTCATCGAACCCGAACCCGAAACTCCCCCAGAAGAAACCATGGTCGTTGCCGCCAGCATGAGGTCCGTGAGTCCAACCGCTATTAATTTTGCGTATATGGACCCCAAGACAAAGAAGGCCGTCGTTGTCAAGAAGACCCTCGTTGACATGTACAAGCCCACTGACAAGGTGGCTGTCGTTCTCAATAAGAAAACTAACAATTTCGTCGGGCTTCAGAAAAAGTAAATAAATATCATTATTATACGTTTCTTCAATGAAAATATACCTTTGAAGAAACATATCGTCAAACTTGGTTTTATAATAACTTAAAATATATAACTCGTAGATATAACAATGCCTCGCACAATTGGCATCACGTTCGCTACCCAACAGTACGATGGCTCCGCCGCTGCACTTCGCCATTCCGCTCTCACAACCGGAGGTTTCGATGAATTCCGCGTGTTCGGTCCAAAAGATATCCAATGGCTTATGGACACCCATCCGGAGCACTTTGAAAACTCCAGGGGGTTCGGATGGTGGTGTTGGAAGGCATTTCTTATTAAATCTGTCCTCGGCCAGCTACCGGAAAACGATGTAGTGGTATACGTGGATTCTACCATGCTTTTCGAGCGTTCTATCAAGCCGTACGCGGACAGCGTCATCAATGACAAACCCATCCTCGTATCTCGCCTTGGAAACTGGGCGGCAAATGATTACCGTAATAAGATGTGGACCAAGAAATCAGTATTCCACGCGATGGGTGCGGGGTCTGTTGCCGGGGATGAAATCCAACTCAACGCCGCATTCCAGGTGTACAAGAATTGTACCGAATCTAGGGCGTTTGTGGACACATACCTCCATTATTCTCTGGAGCTAGATGTCATCAACGACAATGGAAAGGATTCGTCTATCATAGATGCTCGTCACGACCAGTCCATCCTCAGTATCATGGTGTCTGAGCACCCCCGAGTGACCGTGTCTCGTGATGTTACCCAGTGGGGCAAGAAAGACCCGCCAACATCCGTCAGGCAACCCGCCGGCGGCTCTGTTGACATCGACGCCGTTGATGAGAACGGCCTCATGCACAACCTGGTCAACCATCACCGGAAGATCCTCAGAATCCCTAAGATTGCCGTCATTACAGCAACGCTGGGGGGCGAGTTCCTGGACAAGTGCATCGAGAGCGTTCAGAAGTCCGCGCTCCCCAACATCGAGCACTGGATCGTGGTAGACGGGAAGGAGCACGAAGGAAAGGTGAACACCATTATTTCCAAGTACGAGCATCGCCACCCTATCGTGAAACTCGTCCTTCCCAGGAACGTAGGTGCCGGTGGTTGGTGCGGTCACCGAGTATTCGGCTCCGTCCCCTGGCTCGTTGATGCGGATTACATCGCATATCTAGATGATGACAACGTCGTGACCCCATCGCATTACAGCGACCTTCTGCGCGGCATCGTCAAGAACCCCGAAAACAAATGGGCATATTCCCTCCGGTATCTGATTGACAAAGACGGTAACACCATCGGGAAGGACAACTGCGAATCTCTCGGTGGGATTTCCCACACTATCGACGGACGGGGGGAATACCTTATCGACACGAGTTGCTATCTCATCGAAAGGAAGCTCGCTATTACTCTCGGACCCACGTGGAACACCAAGTTCAGGGACGAAACGGGCCTCCCTAACCCCGACAGGGAGCTTTGCAAGAACCTGCTGATGACGGCGCCTCACGCTCTCGTTCGCAAGCACTCTCTGGGATACCGGATTGGTTCCACGAATTTGTCAGTAGCTGGGGAGTTCTTCAAGCGGGGAAACCAGATCTTCGGGTATGACTTCGAGAAATACGAGGACATTTACATCTTTCACTTCTCAGAGAAAGCCACCCAAGACTTCATGGTGGCTCGCCACAAGTATTCCCAGAGGAGTTTCGCCCTCGATGAATGGCAGCTGACGACCCTCCGTGGCCTGGATGGTATGAACGGGGGTAAATTCAACCTTCTCAACGGATTCTCAAATTTCCCGAACCTCCCCCACGGCGCCACGGTTCTCGTGACTCTGTGCAACCCTGGTGAGATCCCACTGGACTTCCTGGCTCAGCGCACCGACCTCAACAGAATTGTATACACTCTGGAGTCGCCGAACATCCGGCACAGCGGTCAATGGAACGCACAGTGGCTCACAAAGCACTTCGATGTCCTGATGACCTACTTCAAGCCACTCCTTGATACCCGGAAGGACGTTGTGTTCACCCAACATAACGCTCACCATGGGAATCTAGACGACCCCAATGACAGGGCAGCGCTTCTTCGCGAAAACGCAGGAACCGGTAGGTCGACATGTATCGTTTTGGAGAGACGCCCGGAGCTCATGAAAAAGCAAGAATATGCCATCAACGGTGTACACCTGAAGTGTCTGGACTATCTGCGCGAGGACCTTGTCAAGGGTCTGGACGATGTCACCGCTTTTGGAATCAATTGGGCGGAGATTGCGGATGGAAAGAAAATAAAGACGTTCCAAAACGTGCATCGGTCCAAAGACCCTAAATCATCGGTCGACCACAAGATGAACTTCGTATTCGATCTGGTGGTGGAGAACTGTGATGCGGAGTGGTACACTTCTGAGAAGTTCTACGATAGTCTGTCAGCCGGGTGCATTGCTTTGTATTACGGCAACGTCTACGACAAGCTTAAGGAACTCATCCCAGAGGGTCACGATGGCGCATATTTCGACCTCAAGAAACGTGGAATCGAGACCGGCGAGCAGCTCCAAAAGCTGATTGATTCTATCAGCGATGATCAATTGGCACAGATGCGGGTCAATGTTGTGAAGTATCGTGAGGCCGTCCTGAGATCAGTTGGCACCAAGGCCTTTGCGGATTCTACCGAAAAGGCTATTGTTCTGGCCAAAGATATCAAGAAGCGCGTTGAACTGGTTTAATTTTACATAAAGCCATTCGTTTTATTTTCATTTGTTATTTTGTCTAACGCTTTCTCAGTGTGCGATTCTATTTTCTGATGGCGAAATTTCACATCGTCAGGTACGGATTGGTGGTATCCTCGAGGATTTGTCACACGCAACTTAGCAGCATCCTGTAAAGACATCTTCGTTCGTTTGAAACCACGTTCAGTTTCTAAAAAATCAATTACACCGTTGGCAGGAGGTTGAAAACACAACGCATCGACGGCTTCGTGTGTATAGGTTTGTATGGCTTTCTTCTTCCCCATTACACGTTCGGTTCCATCGGGAAGCTTTTCTATGATTTTCTTGTCTCTTTCGACCAGAGCACCGGGGAGTTTTTTAGCGTCTCGTGTGAACAACAGCATCTTACCAGGCATCGTTGCTACCTGTTCCGGCGCTCTGTATCCCAGATGTTCCATTTCCCGCAAATATTCCACAAAGTCTTCTTTTGTAGTGCGTTCTGGAAGAACCAGTGTGACATTGTTTGTGATGTTATTAATATCCCCTATATGCGTATTATTGGTGCTATTATCTGTATTATTTGCGATATATGTAGACACGTTTCCTACAATGGGAGTTGTATTACCGAGTGCTGCCAAGTGGTCTTCTTCGCTTACGAAACGCATATCTTTCTTGACCATCTCATGACCACACGCTACTTTAGTATGTCTGTTGGCATTACTAGCATTACCCGTCTTGTATCCACAACCACAGATATAAACTGTGAATTTGTATATTTCCATATTTACTTACTAAGTGAAATAATTATTAAGTTAATTTATAACGACTAATCCTTTTGCGACTACTCGTTTATTTTTTTTATTCTTTTTTTCTAAATACATTTCTCTGAAAAGTTTTATGTATTATAAACATTTTATAACGACAGTGTCGTTTATTTTTTTTATTCTTTTTTTCTAAACCTTCCGTCTGGCATTTATTATATATGCGATAGGTAAGGTAAGACATGCTGATAGCTCACCGTGGATATTCTGCAATGTATCCGGAAAATACAATTACCGCGTTTAGGAAAGCACGCAGCAAGGTGGTAGAGTTTGATGTTCGGAAGACGTTAGATAATGTCCCCGTGGTTATTCACGACCGCACGTTGAACAGAACGACGACTGGAACCGGAGACGTAAAGAAACATACTTGGGAACACATCAAGGACCTTCATATCAAGGGCTGTGACGAACGAGTACCTTCTCTCGACCAGGTGTTGCAGACTTTTGGCGACGAGTATTCGTACAATATAGAGATTAAATCTTCGGATACTGCGGGTGTCGTCGTAGATTCTATCAAAAAGTCCGCCCTTCCGTACGGAAATACCCTTGTGACATCGTTCAAGTGGGATGAAATCAAGGCTGTTC